TGGTATCAGGGAGCATCGAATGGCGGCACGGTTTACTACGCGCTGTCATCCAACTATCCGAAGATCACGATTGGTGCTGGTGGTATTCATTTCGTCGGGTCTGCGGCAGCGGCTACGACATCAGCCAATGCTGCGCTCGCGGTCACGCGACACTTCGCCGGATCTGCTGCTGCCGCGACGACGACTGCGGCGGCGGCTCTTGGAGTAACGCGACACTTCGCGGGCAGCGCGGCAGCAGCGACGGCGACAGCAACCCCAACGCTGCTGCTGGCGAAGCACCTCGCCGGGAGTGCTGCTGGCGCGACGGCGACGGCGACGCCTACGCTGGCTCTGGCGAAAGCACTCAGCGGAAGTGCAGCCGGAAGCACGACGACTGCTGCTGCTCCGCTCTTGCTGGCGAAGCACCTCGTAGGCGCAGCAGCAGCGTCCACAGTGACTGCGAACGCGACGCTCCAGACGCCGAGCGTGATTCACTTTGCAGGGACAGCGGCTGGAGCTACGACGACCGCTGCATCCGCACTCATCATCACGAGACACTTCATCGGGAGTGCAGCCGGTGAGACGGCGACTGCGGCATCCGGGCTGGCTGTGGCGAGGACATTCGCTGGCAATGCAGCCGGAAGCACGACGACCGCAGCCGGGGCGCTGTCGATCGCTCGACCGCTTGCTGGCAGCGCAGCGGCAGTCACGGTCACGGCAGACGCGACGCTGGCGACTCCTGGCGAGTTCCACTTCGCGGGCAGTGCCGCTGCCGCGACCTCGACCACAGCGGCAGCACTCGGAGTCGCACGTCCGCTGGTTGGACAGGCGGCTGCCGAGACATCGACTGGTGGAGCGGCTGAGAGCAAGGTGCTGCGGCGCGGCTCTGCGGTCATGCCGGTACAGCGGTTCGCCACGATCAACACCGAGCATCCGCTCGCCAAGGATCTCATCAGCTATTGGCTGCCGAATCTTGGAACGGCGCTGACGAGCGACTCGAATGCCAAACCGCAGATGGTGAACCTGACGCGGCAGAGTCCGACCCATTGGAACATGGTCACGACGAATGCCGGTCAGACAGCAAAGGTCAAGGGGACAACTCGCGGTCCAGCCCTTGTCGCCAATGCTGGCGGGTCGAACCCGCGAATGACGACCAAGACATCTATTCCGACGCAGTGGAAGCCGACTGATGCTCGCGGAGAGTGGACGTTTGCGACGCGCTGCCGACGTACCAAAACCTCGGCATGGGATCCGGTGCTCGACGTTGTGAACTTGCAAGGAACAGGCTTTGTTCCAGAGATCGAATTCGACGTTGACAGCGATGACGGGAACCGCCTCGGTTTGTATTGGGGTGGAGCAACACCAGACACCATCGACACCGGGTATGTGACCATCACCGGACGCTGGTATGACCTTGTGGTCACATCGAAGTCCGGTGGGCCAGTCAGGTTCTACATCGACGGCAAACTGGTCTACGAGCAAGCGACGATCACGGGGAACAGCTACAACCTCGCGAACCACTTCATGATGGTCATTGGTTCGCAGGGCGGCGAGCAGGCGAACTTCGACTGGACGTATGTCGCCCACTGGCATCGAGCACTGACGGCTGGTCAGGTCGCGGCGCTCTGCAAGAACCCGATGGCTGTGCTATCGCGGACGCTCGCGTGGGCTGAGGCTGGCACAGGCGCGAACCTGCTCGTCCAGCGCAGTCTGACCGTGGCTGCGGCTGCGGCAACGACGACTGCCGATGCAGCACTGCTCGTCACGCGACCGCTCGCTGGAGCTGCTGCCGCCGAGACGGTCACAGCCAATGCAGATCTGACAGTCGGCGCTGCTCCGATCCACTTCGCCGGAACAGCGACGGCAGCGACGGCGACTGCCAGCGCGACGCTCGGTGTGGCGCGACCGCTTGCCGGTGCAGCTGACGCAGCGACCACGACGGCGATTCCCGCGCTCCTGCTCGCCAAGCACCTGACTGGATCAGCCGCAGCCAGCACCGCGACGGCTGCTGCTGCACTCGTGGTGGCGCGGAATCTCGCCGGAACGGCAGCGGCAGAGACGGCGACGGCGACTCCAGCCCTACTGCTGGCGAAGTCGCTGGCAGGAACAGCAGCAGCGACATCCGCGACTGCTGACGCATCGCTCGCCATCACCCGCCATCTGATCGGGACAGCAGCGGCGGCGACAGCAACCGGCAACGCGACTCTGACCGTGGTAGGCGAGGTGCACTTCGTTGGAGTCGCAGCGGCAGCGACGACAACGGCGAGTGCCACTCTGGCAGTTGCACGTCCGCTGGCTGTGGCTGCTGCTGGGGTGACGGCGAGTGCGGCTGCCACATTGGCAGTCGCTCGTCCGCTGGCTGGTGCAGCCACGGGGGCGACCGCTACCGCTGACGCGACCTTGACGGTCGTGAACCTCGTGGAGTTCGCTGGCATCGCGGCTGGCGAGACGGCGACCGCTGCCGCCGCGCTGGCGGTGACGCGACATCTCATCGGCACAGCTGCCGCTGCAACCACGACGGCGGCTGCATCCCTGGTGATCCCGCGCCATCTGATCGGAGCGGCTCCCGCTGAATCTCAGACCGCAGCAGCGGGGCTGGCTGTGGCGCGACCGCTGGCTGCATCCGCTGCCGCGAATACGGTGACAGGATCAGCCGCGCTCGCTCGCAGTCTCGGGCTGGCTGGTGCAGCGGCTGGAACGTCTACGACGGCTGCCGCTGCGTTGAGCATCGCAAAGCACTTGGTTGGAGTCGCGGCTGGAGCTACGGCGACAGCTGACGCGACCCTGAGCATCAGCGGACAGATCGACTTCGCCGGGGCGGCTGCTGCTGTCACATCAACCGCGAACGCTCCTCTCCTCATCACGCGCATCCTGGCAGGAACAGCCACTGCATCGAGCACAGCCGCCTCGGCACTTCTTAGCATCACGCGCCATCTGATCAGCGAAGCCGCAGCCTCGACGCTGACCGCAGACGCGCCGCTGTTGGTGGCGAAACACCTGACCGGAGTTGCTGCTGCATCGACAGCGACGAATGCAGCCGCTCTGAATCTCTCGAAGCACCTGACAGGAGCGGCAGCCGCCGCGAGTTCGACAGCAGACGCGAACCTCACAATCACAGGTCACGTCACGCTGGCAGGCACTGCGGCTGCATCGACAGCGACGAGCGCTGCTGCGATGTCTCTGGCTCGATCGCTGACAGGAGCGGCTGCTGCTGCGACCGTGACAGCCGATGCCACGCTCGGGATAGCGAAGCACGTCATCGGGGCAGCATCCGCAGCATCGACCACGGCTGCGGCAGTGCTCAATCTGGCGAAGCACCTGACCGGCATCGCGGCTGCCGCGAGCGTGACAGCGGATGCAACGCTGACAGTCGTAGGTCAGGCATCCTTCGCTGGCTCTGCTGCCGCATCGACAGCCACGGGTGCTGCCGCGCTGGCTGTGGCTCGTCGGTTGGCTGGCTCTGCTGCCGGATCTACCTCGACGGCAGACGCCGCGCTGCACATCGCTGAGATCAGACATCTGCTCGGCATCGCGGCTGGTTCATCGACCACGGCTTCCGCGATCTTGGATGCAGGGCGACATCTGGCAGGGGCATCCCCGGCGGCTACCGTGACCGGCAGCGCAGCCTGCGATGTTCTCCGCGATCTGACCGGATCAGCCGTCGGCCTGTCGAGCACCTCAGCGGCGATGCTGCTGGCGATCCGCGATCTGTCGGCAGCCGCGAATGCTTCCACCGTGACAGCGGCGAGTGCTCTCGATGTGCAGAGGGCACTCTCCGGGCTGGCCGCAGCTGTCACCGTGACCGGGTTGCCGCAGTTGAATCTGCTGGCACTCGGGACGGTGATTGACACAGAGATCGAACAACTGACCGCGCAACGTGCGATCGATTCATGGACCGTCCATCGAGAGATGGACACACTATCTGTCAGTCGAGAGATCGACAGCATGTAACAGGAGGAATGACATGGGCTCGATCAGCAACTATCTGGAAGACAAATGGGTCGATCATGCGCTGAACACTGCGGCGTTCACGCAGCCGACCAACATCTACGTCGGCCTGTCAACGGCTGACCCGCTGGACGATGCGAGCGGCATCGCAGAGCCGAGCGGCAACAACTACTCCCGCGTGGCGCACAACACGTGGGACACTGCCGCGAGCCGGAAGACGAGCAACACCGGCACGATCACGTTCAACCAGTGTCAGACCGGCCCGTGGGGCACGATCACGCACTGGTTCCTCTGCGATCACATCAGCAACACGACCTGGGGCACGAACGTCAATCTGCTGGCGCACGGCTCGCTCGCAACGTCGAAGCAGGTGGTGGTCGGCAACACGCCGTCATTCGCGGATGACGAACTGGACATCAGCGTCAACACGAGTGCATCGACTGGCGGCTGGGCAGACTTCATCGTGCACGAGATGCTCGACCACACGTTCAAGGTCGGCAGCTACACCGCGCCCACAGATCTGTACTTCGCGCTGTACACCGTCGCGCCGACCGACTCGACGAACGGTACCGAATGCACCGGCAACAACTACAGCCGGAAGCAGTACACAGGGACGTGGTCAGCATCGAGCGGCGGCACGTCAGACAACGACGCGCAGATCCTGTTCGCGACTCCGAGTGGGACGTGGGGGACTGTCGTGGCAGGCGCAGCGCTCGACGCGAACACCGGCAACAACATCCTGTTCTGGGTGGACGTGGTCGAGCAGGCGGTTGGCTCCGGCGACACGGTGGACTTCCCGGCTGGCGACTTCGACGTGTCGATCTCGTAGGGAGCCATCATGGCTACGTCCATGGAGGTCGTCTATGTCACGAGAGACAATCGGGTCGATCTGCGCCTGAAGGCCGACTACAATGACGGCAATGGCATGGACTACGTCGACCTTGCAGCCGCGACCAGAATGGACATCATCGTCGGCTCGATCACCGTCACGTCGACCAACACAGCGAACGATGTCATCCGATGGGCACAGGTCGGCTACGCGACCGGCGAGGTGCGGATGTGGCTCGGGCAGTACACCTATCTCGTCGGCACAACTCCAACCTACCTGCCGACAGGAAGGTACGATGCTCCGCTGATCGTGTATGACCCCACCAACACTCACGGCATCGTATGGGGGCACGTCCCGATTCATGTCGCCGTGGCGAAGTCGAAATGAGGCGACGATGCGATTGACACAACTGCTGGCATCTGCTCTCGGCGTGACGGAGAAGGCCCCGCTGGATGCGTCATCGATGATCGCCGCTTTGCTTCCTGGCATGACGACGACTGCACCCGAGCGCGGCACCGTCGGCATGATCAATGCGTACAACAACTCGCCGTGGGTGCGTGCCATCACATCACGCATTTCAGTCGCCGTTGGATCATCGTCATGGCAGGTGTACGCGACGAAGACCGCAGAGGCGGGGAGGTTCTACCGCGACCATCGGCTCCAGCAGTGCGGCATCAAACGGCGCGACTTCAAGCGGCGATCGTTCGATGTGCCAGAGGGCGTCGAGTTGGTGCAGTTGCCCGAACATCCTTCGCTCGAACTGCTGAATGGTGGATCGTATCGGATGCCGGGTTCGATCGGGCGGCAGATGACGCAGCTGTACCTGGAGTTGACCGGGGAAGCGTTCTGGCTACTCGAACCTCGCAGCATCGGCGGCTCTGTGATCCCAGTCGGGTTTTGGGTGATTCCTCCCACCTGGATCAAGGATGTGGCACAGAGTTCTGAGGGCGTGTTCACGATCGAGGGACCGAGCGGACGCAGCGTAGATGTCCCGGCGCAGTTCATGCTCTGGTTCTCGAACCCGAACCCGGTGAACCCATACGGCCGGGGCGTTGGTCATCTCCGAGCGTTCGGGGATGAGATCGACACCGACGAGTTCACATCCAAATACATCCGAGCGTTCTTCTACAACAGCGCACGACCGGATCTCCTCGTCTATGGGAAAGATCTCCAGCCAGCAGACGTGCAGCGACTGGAGATCGGATGGACGCAGAAGGTGCGCGGGTTCCTGCAAGCGCACAAGCCGTTCTTCCTCAACCGAGACGTGACCGTGAAAGAACTGACCTACAAGTTCCGCGAGATGGAACTGATCGATCTGCGGAAGTGGGAGCGTGACATTCTCGTGAATGGGCGCGGGTTGCCACCCGAGGTGCTCGGCATCATCGAGAACAGCAACCGAGCGACCATCGATGCAGCCGACTACCTGTTCGCCAAGGGCGTCGTCGAGCCAGCCCTGGAGTTCATGCGGACGGTTCTTCAGGCTGAGTTGATGCCGATGTACGATGAGCGGCTCGTGCTCGGCTATGACTCGCCGGTCGAGGAAGACTACGACTTCCAGTTGCGAGCCATGCAGGCCGCGCCGTTCGCGCCGACGATCAACGAGTGGCGATCCATGCAGGGTCTCGACGCGATCGAGAACGGCGACCAGCACGTCTTCAACATGACGCAGACGACGGTCGATCTCGAAACCGAGGGCGGGACCCCGCAACCGCTGCCCCGGAGTCGCGCCCTTTGCGGCTGCAAAACGCACGTTTCTGCGGCCCCAGGATCGCTCGAGGCTGGCAGGCGGGGCGACATGCAGGTGGGGGCGTCAAAAGCGGCCAGGATCGATCCTGGCGTGACTGTGGCGAAAGTAGGGGGTCCGCATAACGTCGATCTCGCAACGAAGCTCGGCAAGCGGATGATGGGCGAACTGCTGGCAGCATGGGAAGAACTCAAGGGCAGCATCGACATGAAGGCATTCATGGCAGCACTCCAGCGCGGGAATCTGGAGGCAGCCATCGCCATCATCGACCGCGTGCCCTTCCACGACTTCCTCGCAGATTCACGAGAGACGCTGCGTGAAGCGCTGTACACGGTCGGGGAAGCGGCTGCCGCTGAAGTAGCAGAGATGCTCGGAGCAGACTTCAGCTTCCAAATGATCTCGCCCGAAGCGCTGCAGGAGTTGGAGCAGTTCGGCGCTGGCATGGTGACCAACGTCAGCGACGAGACGATGCAAGCGATCCGCGCTGCGCTGACGGACTCCTATGCGGAGGGCAGAACCGCACAGGAGACAGCGAAGGAGATCCGCAGCCTGATCGGACTCACAGAACGCGATGCTCGTTCCGCAGTGCGCGAGCGAACGCGCTTGCTCGAAAGCGGGATGAGTGAGGCGGCTGCCGACGCGCAGATGGAGAAGTGGATCGCCAAGAAGATCGCTCAGCGTGCGGAGACCATCGCACTCAACGAATTGGTCTACGCTGCGAACCGTGGACAGGAGATGGCATGGGAAGCAGCGAAGCACGCTGGGCTCCTCGATCCGAAGAGGGTGCAGCGGGTCTGGATCGGCGGGTTCGATGAGAACAGCTGTGAGGTCTGCAGTTCAGCAAGTGGCACGACCGCTCCGATTGGTGGCGAATTCCCGAATGGGTTCTACACGCCGAATGACGCGCACGTCAGGTGCCGCTGCTCGGAAGGGCTGATCTGGATCTGACGAGAAGGAGGCGACGATGAAAAACGACGGGATCTTGACCAGACAGCAGTGGGCCGAACAGGCGCGGGACAAGAACGCGATGACGTTCGAGACGCCACTGCGGAAGATCGTGCGAACCGAGGTCGTGGTCAAGGATGTCAATCCAGACACGGGGATGCACGACATCGGCTTCGTGATCTCGACGGCGAGCATCGACCGCGAGGGCGACATCATCGTCCCGGACGGATGGGATCTGGAGAACTACAAGCAGAACCCAGTCGTGCTGTGGGCGCATGACTACCACACGCCGCCGATCGGGAAAGCGATCGACGTCTCCGTGAAGGATGGCGTGCTGGTGGCGACCGACCGCTTCACGCCGGAGGACATCAATCCATTCGGTGCGATGATCTACCGCATGGTGAAGGGCGGGTTTCTGAAGGCGACGTCTGTCGGGTTCAAGCCCGTGGAGTGGACGTACAACGAAGACCACCGAGGGTACGACTTCGCCCGCAGCGAACTGCTCGAACACTCGGTCGTTCCTGTGCCAGCCAACCCGGAAGCGCTCGTCATGGCCAGCGCTGCCGGGATCGACATGCGGCCCATGCGTGAATGGGTCAGCAAGATCTTGGACCGTGACCAGTCGGTCCAGCAGTTCGCCCTGGTTCCGCGAGGGGTCGCGGAGGAAGCGTGGAAGCATCTGTCGAGCGTCGGCGCATCTGTGCAAATGCCGAGCGTCACCTCGGGATACTTGTACCTCCTCAACGACACCACGGCCAAGAGTGACTGCGTGAACATCACGACGACGGATCACACCGGTACGACCGAGTGGGGTCCGATCGGGACGTGGCCAGTCTACGAGACGTGGAAGACCTGGTCGTGTGCGTACGATGACGAACAGGAGCGAAAGGAGAAGGCGATGGAGGAACTGCTGAAGCAGATCCTGGAGGCCATCAACGGTCTCCGCACCGACATGACCAAGCTGTCAGACCAGATGCTGACGACCGCCGCCAAGGGTCAGGAAGACGAACCGGACGATGACTCCAGTCCGTCGGATGACGAGCTCCGCTCGATGATCCGTGGCGTCGTTGGTGAAGTGCTGACAGCCAAGACGGGCCGACTGCCCGACTGACAGCCGAACGCATCGGCAGGAAGGAACACACGAACATGAAGAAGGAAGACATCCAGGGCATCATCAAGGAGGTGGTCGGGGACATCCTGGCCGAGCAGAAGGAGCGCGAACACGAGTCGAGCGTGAAGGGGCAGCTGGACAGCATCATGGCTGCCGTGTCCCGCCAGAAGACCGACCCGGAAAGGGAAGAGCGCGGGCTGAAGGCCGGACGGTTCATGCGGGCCGTCTGTGCCGGAAAGGGCGACACCGAGAAGGCCGCGAAGTTCGCCAAGAACCAGTGGGGCGACGGCGAGGTCGTCAAGGCGCTCGAAGCGAGCGACGCTGCTGCCGGTGGCGTTCTCATTCCCCAGGGCTGGTCGGCTGACCTGATCGAACTCCTGCGTGAGCGATCCGTCGTGCGGTCCATGAACCCGACCGTCGTCCCGATGCCGAATGGCACGATGCAGTTCCCGAAGCTGACCGGTGGCGCGACCGCCGGCTACGTGGGTGAGAGCTACAACCTCCCGTTGACCGCTCCCACCTTCGGCCAGATCAACCTGACCTGGAAGAAGTTGGCGTGCCTCATCCCGATCTCCAACGACCTGCTCCGGTTCGCGAGCGTCTCCGCAGACACCATCGTCCGCGACGACGCGATCGCCGCGATGGCGATCCGCGAGGATCAGGCGTTCCTGCGGTCGGACGGCTCGCAGTTCGCGCCGAAGGGCCTGCTCTACTGGTGCCCCACCGCGAACAAGTTCAACGCCAACGGGACCGTGAACTTGGCGAACGTCACCGCCGACCTCGCGCACGCGATCCTGCACCTCCGCAACGCCAACTGCCGCATGATCCGGCCCGGCTGGATCTTCGCTCCGCGGACCGAGATGTGGTTGATGCAGGTGCGCGACACCAACGGCAACTTCGCCTTCCGCGATGAGATGCTGCGCGGCACCCTGTGGGGCTTCCCGTACGCATCCACGACCGAGATCCCGATCAACCTGACCAGCACCTACTCCGAGGTCTACCTCGTGGACTTCGCGGACGTGCTGCTCGGCGAAGCGAACTCGCTGATGGTCTCGGCGTCAGACACGGCGGCGTACTACGACGGCTCGGCCGTCCAGGCGTCGTTCTCTCTCGACCAGACCGTGATGCGGCTGATCGCGCACCACGACCTGGGGATGCGCCACGACGAGTCCATCACCGTCATCGAACAGGTCAACTGGATCCCGTAGTCTCGGGATGAAGGAAAGGAGCGACTGACATGGTGACCATCAACGACTACGACATCGGCGCGTTCCTCAAGGCGAAGCTCGCCTGCCAGCACACAGCGGCGACTGCCGGTGGCTCGGGCGACAACGCCTACATCACCGGAGCGACCATCGATCTCCTCAGCCTGCCCTTCCGGCCGACCAGCGCCCTGCTGATCGCGCCGTTCGAGGCAGCGCTGGCCGAGAACAAGACCCTGACCATCAAGTCCAAGGTGGAGCACGACACTGCGAGCAACATGGGCACCGCTGCCGTCTACACCTACGACGGCGCGGAGTCGACCGGCGCCGTGGTGGCGACAGGTGGGACTGGCGGCTCGACCGAGACCGGCGTCTACACCCGGGCGGTGGATCTGAGCGGCATCAAGCGCTACTTCCGGTTCTCCGTCCACCAGGATCTCAACGCCACCGGCACCGACACGAACCAGCTCATGGCAGTGGTCGTGTTCGCCCCGGCTGGCATCGTGGCGCAGAGCGAGTAGGGGGTGACTCGTGGCCGAACTCGTCTCCGTGACGTTCATCACGCAGCACGGCTCCTACAACGCTGGGGATGTCGCTGTGTTCCCTGCGGCCAAGGCGGCTGCTCTCGTCAGCCAGCGCCGTGCGCTGCCGACGCAGATCATCGCCGCAGAGACCCCTGCCGCTACGGAGCCTCCTGTGAAGGAGACCAAGACCGTCGCGGCGAGGAAGGGAGGCCGACGTGGCTGAAACGTTCGAGATCCGCAACCCTGGCGGCGCGAACGCCGTCAACATGGTGCTCGAAAGTCCGAGCGTCTTGTCATTCATCAACGCCAACACAGGGGAAGCACTCTCCACCTACCTGACCGCGATAGTCCCGACGACTGAGATCGTCGATCTGCTGGAGAACGGCGGCAGCATCGGCGGGACGAATGACGGCGATCTGCCATCACTCGCATCGCCCACAGCTGCTCTGGCGTGTGAAGCGGTGAGGGAGGTCGCTGTCAAGGTGAACGCGATCCTGGCGGCGCTGAAAACGCTCGGACTGATGGAGTCGGGCGACTGACATCAACCAGGGGCGGGGGACAGCACCTCGCCCCATTACCTCGGAGGTCGCGATGGCGCTGACAATCAAGACACCGGCTGCCGAGCGCAACCTGACGACACTCAGCGCCGTTCACGATGCACTCGGGATCACCGACACCACGATCGATGCCTTCCTCACGAGAGTCATCGAAGCATCGAGCGATGCCATCGAGCGGTACTGCAACCGCGTCTTCGCTCGACAGGTGTACACCGAGACCATCCGTGGCTCTGATCATCCGATCCTCGTCTTGACGCAGACGCCCATCCTCGCCGTCGCATCGGTGCTGTCTGACGGCGAACCCATCACCGACTACGTTCTCGATGACCCGGATGTGGGGAGCCTCTACAGAGAGGTCGGCTGGTTCCGCAACGCATGGATCGGATGGGCCACCGAACCGGCCACCCTTCCCACGACCGAAGCCCCGACCTACACGGTCGAGTACACAGCTGGCTACTACCTGCCCGGCGAGTCTGGACGCAACCTCCCATCAGCGATCGAGCAAGCGGCCATCCTCACAGTCTCCGATGTGTTCATGAAGTCAACGCATGGGACGGGCAACATCAAAAGCAAGAAGGTCGGCGATCTCTCCATCGAGTACACGCAGAGTGCCGAGGGCCAATTCGCTTCAGTCGAAG